AAATAACCATCTGCTTGGTTACCATATTCTTGATTATATAATGTAGATCTTCCTGGTGTTAAACCAATAACAGTAGGTTCTGCTGTTGAAGTTGAATTAACATCATAATCTGCTGCTAATGGATAAGCAAATATATCTCTTGGAGCCCAAACAGTTCTTGCTAAAGTTCCTATAGTCCAAACTTGTTCTCTGTAGTTATAAGTTACAACTCTATTAATATAATTAGATCCTTGAGAAGCATAGAACCAACTTATTTCTGCAAATTGAAGATTAACTCCTGCATATGTTGTAAATTGTTCTTCATCATCTATATCACTGTAAACATAATCTTGCACCGTACATGGAATTTGTTTTACAACCCCATCAAATAAAAAGAACCCACCATTTGACATCCAATAAACAACGTTTTCTGCTTCAACAGCACAATGTGGTGATATAGCTCCGCAATTTGTACCTGTCTGCTTAAATGAGAATGTATATGGAGGTCCTACAAACTGCATTTGATGAGCAGATACGTTTGTAAGTACTATTAAATCACCTCTAGTTCTAACAGCGGTTACAACTCTATTACCAGATGATAATCTTTGGAATCCTGCAGTGTTAACAGCAGTTGGTATAAAGTCTGTAATAGATTCTTGAGATCCAAACAATACTGCCATTGGATCATAAGTTGAAGTTGAACCTGGTGTAGTTTCTGTACCTAAAAATATTAAATGTCTATCACGAGAAGATACAATCATATAATTTGATTGTGTTGGAGCATTAGTTAATAAGACAGCTCTCGTAGTTCTAGTTACTACAAATGTACTTGTTTGTAGATAATAAGTTTTTCCACCGTAAATAGTTGCAATTAAATCTTCACCCCAGTTATCTAATACCCAAATTCTTGCTCTTTGAGTTATAACTCCGGTTGGTCTTGCTGTTCCCCAAGTAGAAAATCCCCATGATGCTGCACCCCAACCAATACCAAATTGAGAAGTATCAGCTCCAATATTTATTTGAAATGCACCTGTTCCCGTAGCTGTATCATTTAAAGCAGGTGTTCCAAGTTGTGCCACATCTATTGTAAATGTATTAGCATTTGTAATATCTTGAATCTCAAATTCTTGAGACATTGTAGTATTAGTAATTGTAGATGTTCCAACACTAACTCCTGATACAGCTGAGAAAGTAACAAAATCTCCAGCTACTGCTCCATTAGAGGTAGAAGTAACAGATACAATTGTTGTTCCTGATGTAAAATTAAATACTACTGCTTGTGTAGTAGAAATAGGAGTAACGTCGTAATAGTTATTATCATAATAAATATATAATTTTCTATCTGTACCAATAGCACATAATGAATCTCCAGCTAAATCTGTATAATTGTGAATATCTCTAGAAACACCAATAAGATGAAATGGAGGAGCAACGTTTTGCCAGCCACCAATCTTTTCAGGGATTCCATAACGGAACCTCATATTATCGCAATCAGTCCAACCGCCTTCGGCTCCGTAAACTGTATCTTGTTTATTAATACCTGGACGCGGGAATTTTACTTTGGTTATGGGCATAAAACCTCTATTAAAAGAGATTTTATATCACTTTTTAAACCAAGCTGGAAGTCCTAAATGCGGCCTTCCATCAAATATATTTTCTTTTGATCCCTTAGTTTCAATATTATTATAGTGTAAAAATACTTGACCACAGTTTTCACCATCAAAAGGTTCTCTCCAATGTTCTAATTCATTTCCACGGTAAACTAACATATCACCCGGTTGTAATAATACCTTAACTCCTTTTAGGCCTTCTTTACCAGATGGTTCTAAATATATTGGCCAATGGTCTCCACCTAAATGTAATGTAGTAGATATTTCACAACTAAATCTATCTTTATGGCGATGTAAAACATCTCCTTTTTTATAGATTCTTGCGTAAGAATAATTTGGATTTAATTTTAATTTTGTATATTTTTCCATAGCGGATAAAACTTTTAATAATAATGTTTCCATTACAATATCGGAATAATGAGAATAAGTATTTGGTACTTGTTGGTCATTCCATATTCCAAAATAATCAGTAAACGGAGAAATATATTTAGTATTAAATAATGTTTCGGAAACTTTTCTTTTTAATAAAAAATAAGAATATATAAAATCTGCTAATTCAAAATTTATAACTGATTTTAAAATTATATATTTATTTTTTTTAAAACTCATAGTTTTGGTATTGCTTGTAGATTAAAATGTATAAATCTAAAGGGTTCTATTCCTGCATCCATTACAAATTCATGAGTCAAATAAGAGTTGAATACTATTAATGTACCAGGTGAAATTTTAAAATTAATTTTTTCACTAGATAATGTTGCTTGTGATTCATCTTTTTGTCTTAATTGAGACATTAATTTAGTAGGTCTTGGATCATGAAATATTGGATAAGATGTTTTATCCGAACATTTTAAAAAATAAAAACCTGAGATATGGTTATTTGAATGAATATGATTATTATGGTAACCACCTCCATTTTTTGAAAATTCTTGTACCCATAACTCATTCCATATTAAATTATAAGAAGACATATCAAATCCTTGATGATCTAAAAGTTTATATGAAAACCCAGACACATAGTCTGTAAAAGTTTTCATTTCGGGGTCTATAAACATTGATTCTGAATGATGAGATAAACCAAAATCATTTATTTTTTTCTTATATAGTTTTTCTCTTTCTTTTATTAATTTTTTATTATTTTTAATTGCTTTTTTAATATACCTATCAGATATTTTATTAATAGGTTTAACCCATTGTGGTATATCGACTAAATAAATAGGTGTTTGAAAATAAATTTCTGTCTTTATAATCTCTTCTTCCATTTAATCTTTATATATGTTTTTTGAAAGGAAAGCAAATAAACTAGTTTCTTCTTTAACTAGTTTTTCCCAAGATTTTTTACGCAAATTCATTTTGTTTATACTAGGCAATACGTTTTTTTTAAAATTACTTAATGTTTCATGTACATTTGTATATATAATAGATTCAATATTTGTAGGTCCCCAATGCATTCCTGCAGCTATACAATGAAGTCCACCCCCATTACCAAAATGATATCTAATATCTTTTAAAATAGCTGCTTCTAAAAAACCGCCTAACATAGACGGATTTAAATTAATTAATTTTTCTTCCCATTGTTTATTAAAGTTATGTTTCCAATATTCAGTATCTTCTCTTTGAGATAAAGCATAGTGTAGGGCTACAAATTCTGCAAAATTTCTAAATAATTTTTTAGATTGAAAAGTATAATTATCTTTGTCCCATTGAGATATTTTATCTCTTTTTAAATTTTTAATAAGATTAAATAAAAACTCATGTACTGAAAAAAGTCCATTACTTTCTAATGGCTCTATGAATCCTGCTGCTAAACCTATCGCACATACATTTTTAACAAATAACCTTTTATGTATGCCTACTCTCATTTTTATTTTTTTAAATTCTAAATCTTCTGTTCCTAAATAACTTTTAAATTGTTTTAAAGCATTATCATCATCTATAAATTTATCTGAATATACATATCCCGTTCCTATTCTTGACCACAATGGAATATTCCATACCCACCCATTTTCTATTGCAGTACAATTTGTGTAACCAACAAGTTCTTTTTCTTTATCTTTATAAAGCATTCGTGTAGCCCAAGCTGAATTATTAGGGAGTAAATCAGCATAGGATTCAAAAGGTTCTTTCAAAGTTTCTCCTAATAATAAAGATTTAAAGCCAGTGCAATCTATATATAAGTCAGCTGTGTATTTGTTATTTAATGACTTTATTCCATTTCCATCTTGTTCAATAGAAACAATATCTTCTTGAATATGTTTTACACCTTTTGGTATTGAATAGTTATCTTTAAGCCAAGTTGCAAATTTAGATGCGTCAAAATGATAAGCGGTGTCTTTTTTAAAATCAAAAGGTAAAAAACCTAATTCATTATAAAAACATTTATTTTGATTAACCAATGCCATTTGAGGATAATGACAATCTACATAATCTGAGTAAGGAACTTTCGGATAAAGAAATTTTTTAAACCACCAATCATTAAGATCTGCTTTATTCCCAGAAGTAAAAGGTGCTCCAAATGGATAATGAAAAGCTTCTCCTTTTTTATAAAAATCTGTGAATTTAATACTTAATTTATAACTACCATCAGTGTATTTTAAAAAATGTTTATCATCTATTCCTAAAAAAGTAGCCCAATTCTTTATACCTCCAATCGTACTCTCTCCAACACCGACTGTAGGTACATTAGGTGACTCAATTAGAGAAATATTATAATTAGGAAATACTTTTATTAAAGTTGAGGCCGTCATCCACCCAGCAGAGCCGCCGCCTACAACAATTATATTTTTCATTTTTTTAAACCCCATTTAATTTTTAACCACGTTCTTTCCATAACATAATGGACAACTGTTAAAATAATATGTATTAAAATTGCATTATTTAAACCTGTCCATATAGCAGTAATTAATAAAGCTATAATTCTATAACTTATAGTTCTTATTATTGTTCTTTTTTTAATTTCCATTTTATTTTACTTGATGCCAAACAAAAGAAGGAAATATTACTAAAGATCCTTTTTCTAAAATTTCTTTACATGTTGTTATATTTTTCATAATATTTTTAATCTTGAATCCCTAATTCCAATTTCTCCAATTGGTATAATGTTAAATGCTAAAGAAATTCTAGGAGTTTCATTGTTATTTTTTCCAACTTTATGAAGCATATCAGAAGGAAATAAAATTAATAGATTTTTATAAACAGGTAAAAATAAGTCTCTTGAATTATAAATATTGAATTCATTTACTTCTAAGAGCCATGACCCGCCTTGTAAATTTTCAAAAAAGATTTTATCGCTTTTAGAATCAGATTCAATATAAAACACTCCACTAAAAAATGAATTTGAGTGATAGTGCAAATCTGAAGATTGATTTTTTTCAGTTTTTGTTAACCATGAAGTAGTTATAATAAAATCGTTTTTATATTTTAATATATCTTTCATATATATATTTACTGCAGACATTAATTTTTTTCTTAAAAAATTTAATTTTTTAGAATTTAATATATGTACATCTTCAGATATTGAACATGTTCCAATTGCATTTAAAAACACTTTTTTATTACATATATTTTTAATAATTATGTTTTCTTTTTCTTCAATATTTATGTCTGTTTTAAAAACACTTTTTGCAAAAAGAGGTATTATTTCTCCTAATTTCATTTTAATATATAAAATCTTTTTTTATCTTTAATTTCTCTATTGGGGTATATATCAAATGCCATTGTAATTCTAACATTATTTTCAGTATTTTTATTTACATAATGTTCTAAATTAGAATCAAAAAACATAATTTCTCCCAAATTATTTTTATAATTTATATCTTTATTATTTAAAATATAATTTGTTCCAATGTTTTCATTTCCATAAATAAATAAATTAGCACATATAAACTTATTATTTAAATCATCTGAGTGTTTATGTTTTTTAATACCTTCATTTTTTCTAAATGTGTTTGCCCAAGATTGTATGCTTACAGGTAAATTTATATTTTTTATCTTAAATAATTTTTTAAATTTTGGAATAATTATTTCACCAGGTAAATCATACATAAAATTATAAATTTTAAATCTACCAGTTAAAGAATTATTTTCAGTTAGATCATATTCATCTGGACCTAAAGATTTTATTTTTTCTTCGTTTTCAAGTATAAAATTTTTTATTATTTTACATTCTTTTTTAGTTAAGAAATTTATTTTATTTAACATTTATTTAAAAGGATCTCCTAAGTTCCATATCACTAATGAATATCTTGTACCTTTTGTAACAGGCTTTACTTGATGCCAAACGAAAGAAGGAAATACAACCAAAGATCCTTTAGGTAATATTTCTTTACAAGTAATTATATTACTTTTTCTATGTTTATTTAAACAATCAAATTGTAATTCACCGCCTTTATATTCTTCAGGATTTGATAAAGATACGGTCACAGACAATTTTCTTATTTTACCATGTTTTATAGGATCATTAGGAGTATTAAATGGAAATTGATAACTATCACAATGCCAATGATAATATTGATTTAATTTATATTTTGTAAATTGACATGTTTCTGAATTGTCCCATTGAAAATTCCAACCTGCTTTTATGTTAGCTTCTTTAATATAAGGAATTATTTCATTATAAATCCATGGGTCATTAAGCCAAGCAACATTTGAATTTCTAATTTTTTTTAATTTTTTTTTCTGTTCTTTACTTAAATTGTTTTTTTCAAATCCACCTGTAACTGCTAATTCTTCTCTTTGATAATTTCCCCAAGCAATAATCTCATTACATATTCTTTCAGGAATAGCATTTTGAAAATAATAATAATAATTATCTAAGTTCATTTCTATATAAAGGATACTTTATATTTTAATAAATGTCTATATTTGTGTCCAAGAAGAATTAGATGGATCCCAAAAATAATTAGTAGTATTATTATTTAATAGTGTAACTCCTTCCCATCTTTGATTTATTTCATTCCAATTTGTAAGGATAGGTCTGTTATTTACTTGAAAAATAGTAGGTTGTGCAACAGGAACTTCAAATTGACCTGTTTGTTCATTATAAATTGAAGAAGCATAAACTTTTGGCCAATAAAAAGCATCTTTTTCAGAATCATAAAACATGCCAATTCCTGCGTAATTTTTTCTTTTAGGTATTCCACCTAATATATGTTTACCCAAACGTGTATTATAAGAAGTTTGTTTCCAATAAGTTTGAGGGTAAATTCCACCTAATTCTTCTAAAATAAGCGGATCATTAGGGTAATTATTTTTTGCCCATTGCTCTGATTGAGAAGTATACTCACCCCCATTATTTTTTATATCTTCATCATTAGCAATAATAACTCTTAATACAATATTATTATCAGATCTTATTTCAGCAAAATGTGCCATATTTTAACTCCAATTTCCAGCTTTTGTATAAGAAAAAGCATCATTTAAATCCCAAACTCCTGGTGCATTAAATTTTGAATTTGGTTCTAAAACTAAAACTATTCCTCCGGCTCCTGCTCCCGCTGGTCCTGGTGTACCTGGATTTCCACATCCTATTCCAACTCCTCCACCACCTGATCCTGTATTAGCTAATGCATTAGTTGCCTTTACATAAATACCATCTGGTGCTCCTGCATAGTTACCAGCTTTACCACCCCCACCTGGTGATTGTGGTTGAGAAGCGCCTGGCATATAAAGGTAATGTGATCCACCACCCCCAGCATATATTCCAGATGTTGGTCCATAAAAAGGTTGAGGAGCTGCTCCAAAAGTTGGAGTTACATTTGTTCCAGGTCCTCCTGCTCCAGGTCCGCAACCATCACCTGCTCCATTAGCTCCTGCTCCACCTGATCCACCTGATCCACCAGTAGAATGACTTGATACACTTCCACCTGGGTAACCCTCTACTGGACTATAACTTCCAACATTACCTGCTCCTACTGATCCCGAAAATACTCCAACACCACTTCCTGATCCACCTGGATATCCAGGTGAATTAGGCGCACTAGCTGATGCACCCTTACCTCCACCTGATGCACTTATTGGATTTGATGCTGTTGCAAAAGTTGAATTTCCACCTTGGGTTCCATTATTAGTTGGAGTTCCGGCAGGTCCTGAAGATGCACAATTAGGTCCTCCTGCTCCACCGGCTCCAATTGTAACTGTTACAGCACTTGCTGGTAACGGTTGATTTGTTATTAATCTTAATCCTCCTGCTCCACCACCAGTTGCTGCTTGTCTGCCTCCTCCCCCGCCTCCTCCGGCCACTATAAGAACTGTTGCAGTTCCAGTAGAGTTAGCACTTGCTTTTGTAAAAGTTCCAGGCGCAGTAAATGATGTAACTAAATTTGATAGTGTTGGTGTTTGTGTAGGACCTATAACTCCGCCATTTGACATAGCTTAATTCTCCTAACTAATTGCTTCGTAACTTATAACAGCCTGTAATGCAGAGTTAGCACTAGCTCCACCTATAATGGATTGATTTTCCATTAAATAAAAATAATTATTTTTATTAGTTACTTGTAGTGTTGCACTTGAAGGTACAGCAATTACGTTTGCTAAAGAATAAGATGTTCCTGCTGTTCCATTTGCAGCTGTATGTATTTGTATTGTAACGTTAGCAGAAGCTGAAGTTACATTTGCAATTTGTACTAAATCTATTTTATAAACTGTATTTGACCCTGTTCCATTAGCCACAAGAACATTCGTAAGAGTAGTAGTAAGAGCATAACCTGTTACGTTTCCGTAAATTGAGTTTACTGATACTATATTTGGATTTGCCATATTTTTTCTCCTTGTTGATTATTATCCGAAAACTAATGCAAAAGCAATAGATTTTCCAGCTGAAATTCCAGCATTACCAAAGCTTAAAGTACCAGAACCATTGGTAATTATAGCTTGTCCATTTGTACCATCAACTGATGGTATAGTAAAGGTCGCTGTAGCTGCTGCTCCTGCTGCTACTTTTAAACCTGTATAGAAAGTATTTGCTGTATTATAAAGTTTTAGAGTTCCATTAGTTATAACATTTAAGTTTGCAATATTTTCAGTTGTTCCTGTAGCATTTACATAAGTTAAAGAAGTAACGTTTGCAGTAGTGACATTTGCAGTTGTAAGATTTGCTGTAGTTGCAGTTAAATTTAATGCTGTAGCAGTTTGCATTGCAACAGTTGTTCCATCAAATGTGAAATTAGTTGAACCTGCAAAAGAACCTGCAGAATTATATTGAACGTTAGTAGTAGTTCCACCAGGTGAATTAACTTGGTCAGCTGGTAAAGCAGATAATACAGAAGTTGCACTTGCATTTACAACAACAATATTTTTTGATCCTGTTACAATTGAAACAGTTGTAGA